GCTTTCGTAGTATCCGATCCGGCTTGCCACGGCTTCTTCTCCGCCCATACTGTCCAGCCAGAATCCCATGATCTTGCCAAGCTGCGCCCGCTGGCTCTTATTCGCCCCCCAGCCGCTTTGTCCGGCATAGATGCTTTGTCCCAGTTGGCTTGTGATCATGTCCAGCGCCGTTTTGGATGTCAGGCCGCCGTTCAGGTATTGTTGGGCAATCCCGCCCAGCCATGCGTAGTTTTCCGCCTGTCCGCTTTGCTGGATCTGGCTGTTCCAGAGGGTATACAGAAAATCGTCATACGCGGCTTCCGTTTCCTGCCGCTGCCTTGCGTACAGGGCATCCGTCCGTGCCAGGGTTTCGGCGTCCGCGCCCCGGTATTCCAGCCGGAAACGTTCGGTCAGATACCGATCTTCCTGATCCGCGAGGATCTGGTCGCGTTCCGTCGCCGCGCCCTGCGCAAGCTGCTGAATGTCGTCCAGGCTGGCTGTCTGCGCCTGGTGCAGCCATTTGCCCATTTTGATATAATCTTCTTCACTCTGGGCTTCCGCTGCCGCGCGGGCTATGGCGTCGTTGTACGCCTGCATGTATTTCAGGATTCTCTGGTATTCTTCGTCGCTGACTTCGCCGTCCTCAAACGCCGCCGTCATGGCGTCGCGCAATCCCTGGCCGATGCCCTCCGCTTCGGCCATCGCGTTGGCGTAGGCTTCGTTGGTCAGTTCAATGATCCGCTGGTAGGCCGGGTCGTATTCCGCTTCGCCCTCTCCGCCGAACAGCGTGTTCCAGTAGCTCATGCTGGCCGCCGCGCTGCTGGATATGGCCCCCTGCACCGCCAGGAACATATCCTGTCCCAGGCTTTCCAGTTTGGCGATTTCCTCCTCGCCCAACTTCGCGTGGGTGATCATGTCGGTAAACAGGGTGCTGGAAAAGGTTGTGCTGGCCGTCTGGTAGTTCTGCACGGCGGTATCCAGCGCTTTTCCGAGGTTGTCAACCTGCGTATACGCTTCCTTGAAGTCCGCCCCAAGCCCCTGCACGTAGGTCTGAATGCCCTGTGTGTCCAGTTCCAGGTTGCCGAAGTTGCTGGAAAAGTCCGCTTCCTCAAGCTGCTTGATGGCCGCAGCCGCCGCCGTCAGGGCCACAAGGCCCAGACCGATGCCGCCAGCGGGCGTCAGCAGATAGCCGATCAGGCGGAAAGCGCCGCCCGCCAGCAGCAGGCCGGGGCCTGCCGCCGCGATCACTTCCAGGCCGGATACGAGCGCGCTGAGTTGCGCTTCCGGCAGTTCGGCAATCTTGTCCACAATGCCGCCGACACTGCCGAGCACCTGCTCCACCTGCCCGGAAAGCTCTTCGCCCACAAGCTGTTTCAGGCGTTCGACCTTGCTTTCAAAGGTTTCAATCTGTCCGTCCAGCGTGTCCATCATGGTGGTGGCCGCGTATTCGCCGTATCCGGCGGCGTCGCCGCCCTTCATGGCTTCGTACAGGCCGTCGTATCCCTCCGCCGCGCCGCGCAGCAGCGTCAGGGCTTCGGTGATGGTTCTGGTCGGGAAGATGCTGGACAGCACGGACAGGGCCGCGCCGTTCCGGTCGATATTTTCATAACCCCCGGCGATGTCGCCCAGGGCCACATACAGTTCCCGGTAGATGTCCAGCACGTTCTTCATCTGGCCCTGCTTCGGGCCGTCCTGGTAAAACGCGCTGAATCCGTGCGCCGCCAGTTCCGCGTTGGCCGCCGCAAGGCTGGCGTCGTCCAGCAGGGCCGCCGTTTCGTCGCTGGTCGCGCCGAGCTGGGCCATGGCCTTTTTCGCCTTGTCCGTCGGGGCGATCAGGCGCATCATGCTGTTGCGGATCATGGTGCCCGCTTCGCTGCCGGTCGCGCCTGCGTTTGCCGTCACGGCGATCAAGGTCATCAGCTCTTCCGTGCTGCCCGCAAAGCGCATCGTGCTGCCCATGCGCAGCATGGCCTGTCCCATTTCGTCGATGTTCGTTGCGCTGCTGTTGGCCGCGAAAGCCCACAGGTCAATGAAATGCCCGACATCCTCAAATCCGATGCCCGCCGCGCCGGTGGCCTTGACGATATAGTTGACCGCTTCCGAAAGGTCGATGCTGCCCGCCTGCGCAAGCTGCATTGCCGCCGGAAGTCCGGTCATGATCTGATCCAGGTTCCAGCCCGCGTGCGCCGCTTCCGCGATGGCATTTCCCACGTCGTTTGTGTGGAAAATCGTGGTTGCCGCCCATTCGGTGGCCGCCACGTCGAGCTGGCTCATCACGTCCCGCAGTTCCCGCGTGTTCCGCCCGTAGGTGGTGGAAAGCGCAACCTCCGCGTCCGCCATGGATTTTTCATAGTTCCGGTAGACGTTGATGCTTTCCTTACCGAAGTTGATAAGCTGCTGGCTGACGCCGTTGATCATGGATCCCAGTTCGGTGAGGGTGTTGCCTACCTGGGAAAATCCGTTGCCCGTCCGGGCGTTGATAACAATATTGGTTTGCAGGTTTTGGCTTGCCATTCTCTCACCGTCCTTTTAAGCCATGGGGCACAGGATTTTTCCCGTTCCGTCCGGGAACAGGAAGAAATACACCCGGTCGCCCGCCGAATAGGTTCTGCTGTCCGCTGCGCCGATGGGTGGGGTTTCGATCCCGTCCCGGTCAAGGCTTTTCACCGTGTATTTCCCGCCGCTGGCCGTCAGCACTTCGCCGCGCTCAATGGCCGCTCCCTTTGGTTTGCCCATATCCGCGCCTCCTTACTTCACCGCGCCGACGCAGCGCCGCATCCGCGTTTTCGTGGCCCGGTTGTAGAAGTCGTGTTCCGTGTCCACGATCAACCAGTCGCCGTCCGCGTCCGTCGCGCCGGTGATGTCGATGCGCGTCATGGCCGTCATGCCGGGGTTGAATCCGGTCGCCAGCGTCAGGCTTTCGCATTCCAGGTTGTGGAACCGCAGGATGTTCCGCGCCCACCGTCCGGCCTGCAAATCGTTCATGGCCGGGGTTTCGCTGACAATCAGGCTGCTGTGCCGGTCGTCCACGGTCAGATCCTCCGCCGACGCTTCCGCGTAGGGGGTCTTGACGGTTACACCTTTCAGCTTCGCGCCGCCCCGCTGGTATTCCGCGCCCCGCTGCTGCGCGCTGATTTCGATTCTCTGATGCGCGTCCCGCCCCTGGGCATATTCCAGCCCGATGGCGGTATAGCTGCCGTCCACGCATTTCAGCCGTGCGCCCTCCCAGGTCAGCAGCCGGTGCAGGAAAGCCGCCGCGCTTTCGTTTTCCTGTTCAATGTAGGGGATCACGGTCTTTCCGTCGATCCCGAATATCTGAAAGCTCATGCCGGTGCGCGCCGCACAGGCCCGCATGATGTCCTCAATCGTCTTGTTCGTATAGCTCCGGTATTCCTTCCGCCGCGCCTTGCATGGCAGCGCCGTCGCCAGAATACGGAATTTCCCGTCCTCCGGCAGGATCGTGTTCAGGTACATGATGCCCGTGTTGTACCCATCCTGGGATACAATGATTTCGTCGTCCTCCCTCGGCCCCCAGGAATACCAGCCTGCGGCGTTTTCAAATTCGATTTCCAGGCTGTCGCAGCGCGCCCCGCATGTATCCCGCCCGACGCATTTGCGCGTCATCGTCATCGTGTCGATCCGCGCGAAGTCGCCGCTGCTTCCGCCGCCGCGATAATAGATTTCCACGCTGCCGCCTCCTTTCGCCGCTTATAAAGAAATGGCGGCAGGTTGCCCCGCCGCCGTGTCATTCTCCCTTGCGTTTTTCCAGCACATTGCAGATGGCCACAAACACCTGGTAGAACCGTTTCAATGTCATGTCCATAAAATCGGTGATCGACGTGTGCGTTGCCATAGCTGCCGCGATTACTTTTTCGAGATACGCAGCCGTCCCGCCCGCGTCGATGCGTTGAAAAAAAGGGTGGCAAGCTGCGTGGCCTCCACCGCGTCGGTAACGCCGATCTTGGACAGGATGTCCTGCATGTCCAGCCGTTCCGTCTGCTTCGCCGCCGCCTTGGCAAACAGCGCAAGCGCCTGCCGGTAGGTAATCCGGTAGGTGCCGACGGCGTTCTGGTCGCTGTCCATCGCGTCCGTGTATTCAACGCCCGTCATTTCCGTAAAGTCGTATACCAGTTCCGTGATTTCCTCGTCGCCGCTCTGAATCGGCTTTTCCAGCCGCAGGCGGCCCTTGCCCTGGCCCATGGCCTCCTGGGCTTCCTTGGTGCGGGCGCGCACTTCTTCCATGCGTTCCGCAAGCTGCTTTTGCAGTTCCGCCCGCTTTTCAGGGGTCAGCGGGGCGTTTTCGGTTGCAGCCGGTGTGGTGTTCTGAATTTCCATGCTTCGGATTCCTTTCTCCAAAAACCGGCGCGGGGCGGTGCGTCCGCCCCGTGCCGTTCAGGTCTTATTTCAGCAGGTTATCCACAACGGAAGTGCAGTCCTTGCCGTTGTACTTGATCAGCCCCGCCATGGCGTCGGCGATGATGGACACCTTGCCGTCCACTTCCTCCTCGTAGCGCAGGACGGAATACTTTTCCGTGCTGCCGTAGGGGGATCCGGTTTCGATGTCGCCCTTCTGGGTTTCCACGTGCACGCAGGTGACGCGGAATTTCACGCTTTCGTGCATGATTTCGCCCTTGGCAACGTCATACCGCTGGCGCACGGTGCGCGCTTCGATATAGTGCTTGCCGGGGTCGCCCAGGTACTTGCAGTTCACGCCGTTGTTGTGGTAGATGGTGAAGTCCATCGCCTCCAGGTGGGTGGTATCCGGCATGTCCACGTCCATGGCCATCCCGGAGCTCTTCACGCTGGTGGTCGGGTGCTTGATGGTGGGCAGACCAAACTTGGTCACGTCCTCCACTTCGCGCTTATTGTCGAGAATCCGGTGCTTCTCGATATTGCAGTATACCTTCTTCGGCATGGTTTTCTCCTCCTTTCCCTTATTCCGTCAGGCCCTCAAAGTAGGTGACAAAGCCGTCGTCCGTCCAGTTGACGATGGCCGTCAGGCTCTTTGCAAGCGGGGTGGTGGTGATGTCGAACGTGAAGGAGAAGTCGCCGTTCATGATGTCGCTGCGGTCGTCCGCTTCCGCGTTCAGGGATACGACGCCGTAGGTCAGCGCGCCGATGTTCAGCAGCGCGTCAATGCGGGTCTGCTCCTCCGCAACGATGGTCTGAAGGTCGTTGGCGCTGACCGGCTTGTCCACGTCCTCCGTCCGCCGGTGCTGGAAATCATTGCTGATATAGTACAGCATCATGCGGTTGGTTTCCGCCACGTTGAGATTGTCGCCGTTGGTCTGGTCGTAGTCGGCGCTGTGGCAGCCCCAGAGCGCCCACCTGCCGCCCACGTAGGCCGCGCTGGCGATGCCGTTCTTGTTCAGGTACTTGTTGATGATCTCGTCATC